CTCTTTCTCTTTCTTTTTAGATGTTTTTACCTTTTTTCTCATACAAAAAGAAGAAAAAAAGAAAGAGATAAAAAATAAAAGAGAAGAAAAGTTTCCGAAAAAACGTCAAGACCTCTATTTTGTAGGTAAAGCATTTGATTTTACAGGAGGAGTTCTTGCTAAATTCCCTCAAAAAAACGTCACGGCTGAACCTCAAATCTCTCCATTTTTGACTTTTGGTGGCTCTCTTTGCGTGCCGGGAGGTGGGTATCATGGGTAAGTGCCTGGAATGGTTCGGACCTGAGGGGTGCCGTGCGCTGGCAGAGAGTATTCTTGTGGGCGTTCGTCCGCATCGCCACCTGCTCGACGCTCATTGCCCTTTCCACGTGGAGAGCACTCCCGGTGGCGCGTTTTTCTATGATCCAGCCAAAGACATTGGCAAGTGCTACAGCTGCGGCGAGTTCGGTGACCTGATTGCAGTCTGGTGTGCCCTGAATGGATTCGAGCAGGATAGCGCAGAAGGCTTCCGCGAGTTTCGGGAGCGTTATGCCCCGGAGACTGACGGAAAGCCTGCTGTGAGGCCTCGTATCCCGCAGGAAGCCCATTCAGAATGGCAGGCCGAAGCTCCTGACTCTCCCGCTAGTTCGTGGCAGGAACGCGCAGGCCTGTGGGTCGAGAAATGCGCTGAGCGTCTCCAGCAGGAAGCATGGCTCCTGAAGCTCCTCGCTGAATGGGGCATCACGCCTGCCACTGCCAAAGCCTGCCGCCTCGGCTACAACGACCGCGACAAGTATCCTCCGCGCAGGGGCTGGGGCCTTCCCGTGGAAAAGGATCCGCGTTCCGGAAAGGTTCGGGAAAAGTTTTGGCTCCCCGGCCCCTCGCTTCTTTTGCCTGCCTATCGTGGCGGGAAACTCATCAAGATCAAGGCCCGCCGTTTTGCTCCTGAGGATGGCCCGCAGTGGGCGGTCTCGCGCAAGTACTGGGAGATTGCCGGCAGCAGTCGCAATGCCTTTCACATTTACGGCAGTCCCAAGGCCCGTGCCGTTGTTCTCGTAGAGACCGAACGGGATGCAGCGCTGCTTTGGCAGGAGGGGCGTCCGTGGAACGTGACGGCAATGGGGACAGGCGGGACAGCCAAGACTCCTGACAGCTACGCAGAGGAGATTTTGCGGCAGGCTGATGTGGTGCTGGTGGCCTATGACAGTGACGCCGCCGGAGCTAAGGCGTGGTTTGGTTTTTGGCGGAAGGAATTCCCGAATGCCATTCGGGTGCTGACGCCCAGCCGTTGCGGCAAGGATATTGGTGATTCCGTGCTCCCGGCCGGGCTTGGTGAAGCTTCTGGAGAGTGGGAGCTGGACCGCTTTTGTGACCGGGCCTTTGCTGCGTTTTTTGTGCCGGTTGCTGAGTGGCTGGCTGCCTGCATTCCGGTCCACGTGATGCGGGCAATTGAGCGGGACCAGCGCCGGGCACGAATTCAGCGAGAGGAAGAGCAGCAGGAGGGCGTGCGCAGGCAGGAGTTTGAGGCTTTGCCGCCTTCGGTTCACCGGATGCTTCGGCTTTTGCGGAGCTGCTCGCGGGTAGGCCTTGTCTGCACGGATGACCGGCAGGGGCTTCTGGGCTGTGAGGACTGCCTCCAGTCCGGGAGCTGCGAGACTTTTCGGGAGCTGTCCACGCTGTTCTGGAATGACGGCGATGTGTGGAACTACGTAGATGAACGCGGGAGGGTATGCGGATGAGTAGCGGCAAGGTTTTCAGGAATGCGCACCAGATTCATCTGTACCTGCGCGAGCAGGGCTGGACAGGCAGCTACAACAAGATTCGTGCAGATATGAACCGTGGCCTTTTGCGTCCCCGCCGCGGCCGTGGTTTCACGTCGTCCATCGTGGAGAGCTATGCCCGCCAGTTTTTGACCCGCGCCGTGGACATGGACCCTGCGCAGGATGCGCCTGTGTCAGGTATTGCAGAAGAGCAGGGCGTGAGTGGCGTAACTGAGCGCCGCGCCCTTGCCCATGCGCGGAAGCTGGAAGTGCAGCAGCAGCGTGAACAGATGAAGCTCCAGAAAGAACTGGGGGAGCTTGTGGAGACCTCTGTCATTGAGGAAGAGCTGGCGGTTCGGGCAAAGGCGTTTCGCCTCGGGCTTGAGTCCTTTGGGCTGGATGCCTCGGAGCAGGTGGCGGCGGTGTTTGGCGGCGAGGAAGAGAGTGCCCGCCGTTTGCTTGATGCCCTGAACCTTGGCGAAGACATGATTCCGGTGGTGATTGATTTTGCCCTGAGCTGCACGGGCCGTTTTCGGCAGTTGTGGGAAAGGCAGACTGAAAGCCTGCTGGATCCGTATGCCACTGGTACGTGGTGGACAGATGCCATGCGTGAGGCATGGGAAAAGCACAGCGGAGGTTCTCATGCAGAATAGTGTTGCTCCTTTTGTCCCTTTTCCTTCGGAGCGGGCAATTTTTCAGCGGCGGCCGCATGTCTCGACCTATCTCTGGGCGCGGCAGAATCTCCGCATTGTGTCTGGACCGTATCGCGGGCAGCTCTGGCGCTCTGAGGTTGCGCCGTATGCAAAGGCCATTATGGACGCCTTTGATTCTCCTGATGTGCGCAAAATTTTCATCATTGCGCCGTCACAGACAACCAAAACGACAATTGCCTATGCCTGTATGCTGGCAGAAATGGCGCGCGAGCTTGGCCCGATGGGTGTGGGAATGCCTGATGAGAAGGCGCTCAAGCGCAAGTTTGGCGAAGGCCTGCTCCAGTACGTGCAGCGCATTCCGTCACTGCGAGAGCAGCTGCATCCGGATCCGCGTCGCGCGTTGCAGACTACGCGCATAGAGTTTCGCAGTGGTGATGGCATCTATGGCATGTGGGCAGGATCCGAAGCGCAGATGTCTTCGGTCTCCATGCGGATTGTCGTGGTGGATGAGGAAGACGCTTACCCGGACCCCATGTCTGTGCAGACGATGGAAGAGCGGGTGACGGCTTACGAACACATGGGCAGTTCCAAGATCATCCGGGTGAGCAAGCCTCGTGGTCTGGCCGAGGCGTCTACGGTCTGGCGTGATGCCTGCCGTGAGGCGCAGGTCTTTTACCGGTATGCGGCGCGCTGTCCTGCCTGTGGGCATCTGGAGTACATGGACGACACGCGTATCCGGGTTCGCAGGGCAGAGAAGGAAGAGCTGGCCGCCATGCCCCGCGAAGAGCGGGCGCAGGAAGTGAAGCGGCGGCAGCTTGCACGTTATGTCTGCTCCAGCTGCAGGTTTGAGTGGACGGATGAAAGCCGGAACCTTGCCTTGCGCCGTGGGCGCTGGATTGCCGGGCGGGTTGAGGATGGAGCGTGGAAGCCGTGCGAAGCTGAGCAGCATTCCACGGTGGTGGCATTTCATCTTCGGAGCTGGGAGACTGTTCTGGTTTCGCTCTCTTCGGTCCTGCATGACTGGTTTCTGGCGCAGGACGATCCGCGCCGGCTCCAGAACTATGACAACAACCGGCGGGCTGTGCCGTATCGCGTCATTACCCGCGAGACTCCGGCCGATGCCGTCCGGGCAATGATGCAGGAGGGGCATCACCGGGGACAGTGTCCCGCTGAGACGTGGGCCGTGACCTGTGGAATAGACGTGCAGATGATGGGCTGCTGGTACGTGGTGCGGGCATGGGCTTTGGATGGCCGGAGCTGGCTCGTGGACTGGGGCTTTTTGCCCAAAGGGCTGAGCGAGGCGGAGGATGTCCTTTTGCCGAAGCTGTATCCGGTTGCAGGGCGCGAGGGCGTTCAGGCTCCGATCTGGCGCACGGCTGTGGATACTGGCGGAACTGCAGATGATGGGAACGAGTTCGGCTGGTCCAAGACGGAAGAGACATATGCGTGGCTCCAGCAGGCTTCTCTTGAGTGGGAAGTTTATGGCATCAAGGGCGCAAAGAAAGACATGGCTGTGCCTGTGCGGGCGACTGTGTGGGGCAACCAGCCGGGCAAGCCGCAGAAGTTTCAGCTTTTTGAGGGGAAGATCCCGGGGCACATGATTGACACTCGGGCGTTCAAGGACCGGATTCATTCGCGCCTGAATCCGCAGGCAAAGGTGTCTGCAATGTATCTGCATGAAGAGAGCGAGGCTGGGGAGCTGACGGAATACGTCCGGCAGATCACGGCGGAGCGCAAGGTCATCGAAAAGGGAAAAGAGGTCTGGAAAGCGCGACGGGACAATCATCTCTTTGACTGCGAAGTCTATGCGCTGGCCGCGGCGGATCCGACATGGACGCCGGCAATGCGCCTGCTTCCGGAAGCGGCACTTGTCCTGCCGCATGCAGGAGGCCGTTCCCGAAAGCGCAACGCAAAACTTTCTGCCCTCAGGAGGTCGCCATATGCACGGTAAAGATATTCCTCTGGACGTGGTGCGGGAGATTGTCTCACGCGTGCAGCATACCCGCGTGGTGGACTATTCGCCACGGGATGGCGTTACGTGCCCTGTATGTGGCGGGCACCTTCGCTGGGGCAAAATGGGCGTGACGCACTCCCTGCCGTGGTCCGGCAGTGTTCGGGAGCGCTACCACCGCTGCACTCTGTGCGGGGCGCAGTTCAAAAGTGTGGAGGAAGGGTGAAAGGAAAAAAAAGAACCCCCGACTTGTCTGTCGGGGGATTAGCTAAAATGATTCAAGATATCGAAAAGATTGCGGGGCAACGAAATTTTCAAAGAGATGTTTGGGTGGAATCGCTTTTTCATAGCGTTTTACTTTTCCAATTTTAATTGCGTAGCCGTTTTTTCGTCCTGAGAAGTATTTTTTAAAGTAGTTTTGTGTAATTCCTGAGAATTTTTTAGTCTTTTCCCAAATAGATTTGGGGTCGTCGTTAAGAATTGTTTCTATTTCAAATTCTCCAACAATTTCTCCTACTGGGCAGGTTGCATAAATAACGACAGTGGAAACTTCGCGCTTGAAGACTACTTTTCTGTATTCATAGCGTTTTTCACCCGAGAGAATTTTTTCAGCAAATTCTGGTTTAATCGATAACAATACCTTCATATACTTCCCCTAACTCCAAAATCTTGGAAAATTGCTCGTCTTCGAGCTCCATCAGACCATAGTAGACGCCGGGCCCAGGTTCTGGCAAGCCCGCTTCTTCTATGAGTTTCCCCAGATTGGGCCGCTTTGGGAAAGCGACATTATACGTCATCTTTAATATGTGTAACCTATTTGGATAACCTCGGCGATACATTTGTCGGATGTTATCAGTAGAAAAAATGCTGTATTTTTGTGCGAATTCAATGAAATCCTGCTCGCTGCTAAAAGACCCCTTAGAGCGTTTTTCTTCTAGAACACACAAAGAAGTCGCGACAGATCTAAAACGAGCCCTGCCAGGGATGTCTGAAGTCCTGTAAATAATAATCTCATCCCCGGGATTCATTTTGGGGATGTCCCGCATAGAGCCTAGGTAAGCTTTATGGATGCTATTGGCATAGGATACATCATTGATGATAGATGAGTTTTCATTTTTAAGAATTGAATCTGGGAAAAGTTTAGTATGAAATTCAGGCTTGATTCCGAGAATCCATTTTTTCTTTTTATGGGCATATACGAGGGGGTAATCAAGGCAGCAGTCAAACCCTGAGGTGCGTGCAAAAGTTGTCATGTCTTTGAGGTAAACATCTTCAATCCCACTTGATGAATCTTTTGTCCCATATTTCGAAAAACCGTATTGTTCTAATATGGAAATGAGACCTTCGTGTTCAGGAAATACAGTTACGTAAATGTGTCGGACGTCACCGCAGAGAGCATGGTCCATAATTTTTTTTACGAATCGTTCTCCCAGCTTAGTGCCATGCGCATTGATTTTGAAAGTTCCTACTTTTAGGCACTTTGTAGTCATAAGGGGAGGGGTTATGTCTGTGATATTTCCGTTTTCGAATTTGAGATATAAAAATGCTTCCACCGCATTAGAATCATTCTGAACGACGTAGGCTTGTTCTTCGCCTTTTTTGGAAAACCATGCCTCAAAGCCTTGGTATGCGTTTTTCAGTGAGGTAAAGAAAGGATCTTGAAGATTAAGATCTCGAAATTTTTTGATTTGAATGATGTCTTCTCTTGGCATGAGATCCCCCAAAAAAAAACAGGTTGTGCGATAGTTGTTTGTTGAATATCAAGTTCTTGATTATTCGTAAACTTGTTTGGCTAAGCAAGATGGTAAATTTTTATTTATTGGGGAAGAAGGTCATTTAGAAAATGTGTGAGTATAGAGGTTTCGAAGATCTACTAGATCCACAGTATGTACAGAGAGCTTTGATTTGTGGCGGATATTTTTCCAAAAAAATAATTCCTATATTTTCCTCGAAAAGCTTTTGGCCTTTCTTGCAAGAAAATAGTGAATGGTTATCGAAATATACGACACAAGATATGGGATATGTGACACATAGGGTGCTTAGTTACAAAAACTCTATTCGCAACTTTTCAATTCCACATCCGCATAGTTATGCAAGGCTTTGTCAGTGTATAGCAGAAAATTGGGATGAAATTAACGAGCAGATAGGTTCCTGTTGGCAAGGGGAACCCACGAATGTTTTGCATGCTAGACGTATGACTTCTAATCCGTATTGTATTTTTGAAATGAATTATTCTTCACGGATTGGTGAAAATGATATGCGTAAAATTGAAAATTCATTTGTAGGAGGTCGGTACAGGGTAAAAGCAGATATATCGAGCTGTTTCCCGAGTATGTATACACATAGCATCGCTTGGGCCGTCGAAGGTCGTGAAAAGGCGTATCAGGATCAGAATGACTATAGATTATGGTTCAATAAACTTGATGCTGCAGTAAGGCATATCCAGCATGCAGAAACGAACGGCTTTCCAATAGGACCACATACATCGAATATTATTTCTGATGTAATTTTGTCTTCTGTAGATAAGAATATGAGAGATAAGGGGTACATATTTATACGTTTTATTGATGACTATGAATACTGTTGTGAAACCAGAGGTATGGCTGAGAAGTTTATTGTTGATCTTGCAGACCAACTGAGCAAATTTAGGTTGAATTTGAACTGTCAGAAAACAAAAATTGAGGAATTCCCACTAAGCGTGGGAGAAAAATGGGTCCAGTTTCTTTGGCGTGAACCTAAATTATGGAGATTGGAAGAAAAAGTTTTTAAAAATTGTCATGTATCGTATGTTCAAAATTATTTCGATACTGCGATAAATATATCAAAAAAAGTTGGAACAGCTGCGCCACTACGTTATGCGATTAATGTGCTGCTCGGGTACAGATTTAAAGATAGAGCCTCTTTATATTTAGAAAAGTATTTATCACATCTCGTCATACTTTTCCCATATCTAAGCGATTTGTTGGATGAATTTTATTCAAAGAATTTTGTTGAAAATGAAAAAAAAGAGTATCTAATCAATAGGCTGTTCGTAGAGGGGGTGAATAGGAGGTTAGATAGCACAGTGTCACGTGCTATTTATCTCGCGATGAAAAACAACGTAGATATAGTGGATTTTGATAAGAAAATTGAAGAAATATTTAAAGCTGGGGACTGTGTCTCTATTGTTGCAGCAAAAATGTACCGGAAAAAAAGTAGGACGATAAAAAATAAGATACGAGATTTTTTAGTGCAAAAAATCGACGAGGGTGTTGAAGATCAGTATTGGCCTTTAGTATATGACTACATAAACAGTCATAAAGTGAAGCCGCAGGGATATAACAGCGAACTCTTTAAGGAGTTAAAGAAGAAAAAAGTGGTTTTTGTAGTTGATCCGACAAAAAATTAGGTCTGAAAAGCTATACCGGATCAATTCCAAAAAAAATTATAGGGATGGAGGTCGCCGCCTTTGGAGGGTTTCTAACTCCTGGCAACTCCCTTCCCTCTCTTGACAACACCACGAATATAGCTGAACCTCTTTTTACGGAGCGTAGAAACTCCATAGGCGGACAGCGCCATCCCGATAGTAGTGGCTTTTTTTGTGCCCAATACTCATTCTTCTTCTGATACTCCTCCTGCTCTCATCTTCTTTTTCTGGGTATGTACTCTTCCGAATTTCTTGGCCGGGAGTGGTAAAATGTCCAAGGCTTGTGCCTAAAATAGCCAGCCCTTCCTATGGGGTTCTAACTCCCGGCTTTTCCTGTTTGGAAAGGTCAACTTAGAAAATATAGGAGAGCATTATGTCCGATCATTCCACACTGAATCCGTATACGGATCCCGCCTGTGGCAAAGTCATTTCTTTCCGTTCCTATCTCGAAAAAATGCTGGGCTATGTGAAGCTCGTGGTTTCTGATACTGAAAAAACAGCAGATGAGAAGACGCTGCTGCGCCTGAAGCCTGCGTTTGGGCATATTGAAACGCAGATCTATGAAGCCATAGACATGGCAGAAGAGAAGTATGGCCCTTTGGCTTCTGTAATCCTTGACCCCGATGATGAAGACAAGGCTCTGGCGATTGTGTCGGACGCTGATCTCCAGCGGATGTATGAGGAGGCGAACCATGAGGAATGAAACTCTTTCTAACCTGACGGGCGTCAAAGACCGGATTGCTGTGCTTCAATGGTCACTCGAAAATTTTCGGGATGCCCGCGAGACTCTGGACCGTGAACTGCGAACGGATGATGTGCTGGACGGACTGACCGCGCTGGCGCAGGACATCCATGCAGGACTGGAAGGCTGCCTTCGTGCCATCGACCTTGAAACTCAGGGAGGGGGCCATGCTGAAATATGAAGTTTCTTCTTATGATTTTAAGGGAAGTGCTGTTCGTGCTGTGATGGAAAATGGCGAGCCGTGGTTTGTGTTCGGTGATTTTAGCGAAATCCTTGGGCTTGAAGATGCTCAGACCGCAATTGGCTTTCTTGATGAAGATGAATGGAATAGCATTGAGCTGGGTGAAGGCATTCGGCCCAGACGAAAAGAACCTCAGGCTACGATTGTTTCTGAGTCTGGCCTGTATGCGCTGGTCGCAAATTCTGAACGGGAGCAGGCTCGGGTGTTCCGGCGCTGGCTTTCTTCGGATGTTTTGCCTCGGATTCGGAAAACCGGGCGCTTTGGCCCTGATGGAACAGACTATGAAATGCCGCAGCGGTACAGGATTATCCCGACTGAAACACGTGCGCAGCTCTTGGATAGCGCGGTGAAAACTGTGAGCATGCAAGGCCAGGGTGCGGGCAGTATCCGGAAAACTTTTTTGGAATACTGCGAGCTGGTAGCCCCTGCACCAAAATATGGAAGAGCTTCGGGACAGGGGGCCCCGAGTGATCTGGAATGCCTTGAAGGTGAGTTCTTCTTTGAGGAATGGCATGCTGAGCGTGTCACCTCAATGCCGGGAGAAAAGCTTACAGCTGGTGAAGCATATGGTTCCTTCAAGGACTGGTTCGGAAGGCATTACTCCGGAAGGCCCCCGAGTCATGTCCGCTTTGGCCGGTGGATGAAGAAGCACTACCGGTCGAAGAATGCAGGTCGAATCTATTATTTTGACCTCAAAGTTGAATAACGAGTTGATGCAAAAATAAAAGGCGCTCCTCCATTTGGGGCGCCTTTTATTTTTGCATCAACAAGGTGGTGTTTTAGAACTGGGAAAAGTTCGTATATAGTTTTTTAATTTTCTGAAAATATTGACTATTAATTAAAAGGGAATATAAAAATCGATCAGCAGATATCGCTAATAAAGGATACTCTTTTTTGTGGGGTTGCGCAGTCCTGCAAAAAAGTTGCCCAAAGGAGGTGGTGCGCTTGATTGTCTAAAACAGTGGAAGAGGCTTTTGTAAAGTTTCTGGGAGCTAATTTAGCTCTTTTTTTTAATATGATAGGAGAAAATAATATGAGAATTTATCTAAAAAAGAAAAACAAAAGGAACTTTAACAATGAATTTAATAATAATTTTAAATATTGCATTGGTACTTAGCTATGTGGGGCGCATTGTGAACGCATTTAAAATTTATACTAAAGTTTATGGCTTAAATTTTAACGATGCGCTCTGTTTTGTTTTAGATTACAAAAGATTGATATTTGATGCGTCAATAGAATTATTTAGAGAATATATAAACTTTAAGTATGCTTTTGGAAGTCTAAATCTAGAAGTATATTCAAAGGTTCTTTATTGTCTGATATTTTTTCGAGTTTTAGTAAAGATAATTGATAATTTTAGAACTATTAAATAGAATATGCTTCGACCCCTCCTGTGAAAGTGGGAGGGGCTTTTTAGTGGTTTTCCTGTTTAACTTTGGCGAGGAATCCATCGATGTAGTGGGCGGGAAGTGTAAAAACTTTTTTCCCCTTTTTCCCGTAAGCTCGAACACAGATTCCTGTGTGTTGGTGGTCGATGAGATATTTTTCACTCAGCATGATTCCAAAAATTTCAGTTGTCATGGCATTGCCGGTGACATCTGAACCAATTTTAATAAATTTCATTTTTGTGCCTGCATTGTCATAAGCTTCGTCATAAAAGAACCAGTTAGAATTCGTGTCAGAGATGTAGAGTTGATAGAGTGTTGGTCGCTGATTTGTGGTATCTGTGAAGGCTCGTAAAAGAAGGGATGAAAAGCCTGAAAATTGGCTTGTTTGAAAAGTTGGACTTACATAGGTAACTATATTTTTGAATGAATCATAACTTACTGTTGTTTCTTGTTTTACATCTCCAATCGTTTGAGGCTGTCTTGGAGCGCATGAAGCGAGTGGTAGAGCTGATAAAAGTATTGTAAATAAAGCAATAAGAGCCTGCGATCTCATTTTACTAGCTCCTTAATGATGTTATATGTTTGTTGCTTTATACTGTGATTTTTAAGCTCAAACAAGATTCATGAATAATTTTTTGTTTGTTGTATTCTATCAAATTGATACCAGTATCAATTTGCATATTGCGAGCCCCCGGCAGTCTGGGTGTATTTTCAAATGAAAGTACACCCTTTATTTTTGTGGAGGCTGCAGTGCTCACACTTGCCGAAGTCGAACAGGCAATCTCTGAGATTCTCAGGACAGGACAGTCATACACGGCCGAAGGGGTGACCCTGACCCGTGCCGACCTCTCCATGCTTCTGGATCTCCGGGAGCGTCTCCAGTCTGAAGCTGCCGCCCCCATTCTTTCCCGCGCTACGTACGGGAGGCCACGCCGATGACCTCCTTTTCTTTTTTCCCATATCAGCCAACGCTGACACGTGTGGTTCATAGTGCATCCTCCTTTGTTGCAGGGCAGGGCTGGCCTTGGGTGGCTGGCCCTGCAATGCTTCCCGGGAGGGCGTCATGAGTGCCCGTGTGTATCGGCGTCCCCGGCGGAGTCCACGCAATGCCGGACGTTTTCCCCGCCGTTCCGGTGCGGCCACGAGCGGAAAGCTTGGCAACTGGATGAATTCCATTGTGGGGCAGTGCATTTCCGAAGCTGAAAAGCGCCGCATTGCTGACCGTGCCCTTGATCTCTACACAAACGACGGCATGGCCCACGGAATCCTTGAAAGCATGACTTCCGAGGGGGTGGGCATTGGCCTGACTCCGCAGCTTTCTCCTGATGCCGACTGGCTCGGCATGCCCACGGAGTGGGTGCAGAATTTTCAGAGCCAGGGCGAAAAGCTTTTCGAGCGCTGGGGGCTGGACTTCCGCTGTTTCTGCGATGCCCAGCATCGTCTCAATTTCTACGGCTTGCAGGCCCTTGCGTATTTCCACTGGAAGCTCGACGGCCTCGCGGTCTTTCAGGTGCTGTATGACAATAGCGCCCATTCACCCCTTCCCATATCCCTTTTGCCTGTTGATGCGTTTCGTCTTGGAACGCCTTTGAGTTACTCCGGTGCAGAGATCTGCGACGGTGTGGAGCTGGACACAAATGGTGCTCCGGTTGCCGTGCATGTGCGCAGGTCCGGAGCGGCTCTTTCTGCCAGCACCGCTGATGCCTTTAACCGTCTCGAGCTGACGGACAGGGCAACGGGGCTGCCCAAGGTCCTGCTGGTCGGTGACGTCCGGAATATTGCCGAATACCGGCAGGACAGCATTCTTTCCTGCATGATTCCAGAGCTGCGCAACAATCAGGAGTTCGTGGAAGCGGCTCTTGTGCGCACGCTTCTCGCCAATATGTTTGCGGTGAAGCTCCACCATTCTGGCCAGCCCGGAGCCAGCTCCAGCCTCGACCCTGAGGACCGTTTTGAAGAGCTGCAGCAGGGGATGATTCTCCACCTTTTTGGCAATGAAGATGCCCAGTTCATCGCAAGCGACGCTCCGGGGCCAAACTTTGCCACCATGTTTGACTCCATTGTGAAGCGGCTGGGCATGGCCACAGGACGGGGCGCGGAAAACGTGGCCCGGGAGTACAAGGCCAGCTACTCCGCTTCGCAGGCAAACATGATTCAGACAGACAAGATTGTGCGTTCCGAGCAGGAGCTTGTGCTCAATACCCGGTTCAATGCTCCGGCGCTGGCGTGGATGCTTTATGCAGGCGCCATGCGAGGGCTGGTTCCGGTAAAAAGCATGAAGCACATGCGCGAGAACCTTTTTGATTACTGCCGCGCGGAATGGCTCCCTCAGCCAACCCGGCACATTGATCCTCTCAAGACGGCGAACGCCCACAAGGTGGAAAAATCCATTGGCGAGCGCACCATTCGGGAATCCTGCTCCGAAAAAAATCAGAACTGGAAGGAACACGTCGGGCACGTGGCCGAAGAAATGAGCTTTGTCCGGGAGAGGGAAAAGGCTCTGGATCTGCCCGAAGGCTCGCTTATGTCGCGGTTCTTCCCGGTGAGCAGTTCGGCCGTGGTGAGTGAACAGCAAAACAACAGTAGCGAGGGCACAAATGAAGACGCATAAGCGTGCACTCATGGAACTGAGCACCCGTTTCTGGGCGCTGCATCCCGAGAAGCTGGAACAGGTTTCCAGTTTTGTGGCCGCTGAGCTGGCCGGTGAAAAAGCACCTGCTGCTGCGGGTGAGGTTTTCGATGGCGGGCGTGAACTCCGGGAATACGAAGTCCGGGATGGCGTGGCCATTCTCCCCATGACTGGCGTTATGGACCGGCGAATGAATCTGTTTCAGGCCATAAGTGGCGGGGTGAGTTCACAGCAGCTTGCAGTCCGGATCCGGGAGGCTGGTGAAGACCCGGAAGTGGAAGGACTCCTGCTGGACATCGACAGCCCCGGCGGCAGTGTTTTTGCCGTGGAGGAAATTGCAGAGGCCATTCGTGAGGTGAAGGCTGTGAAGCCGGTGATTGCCCACAGCTATGGCATGTGCTGTTCGGCGGCGTACTGGGCTGGCTCCCAGTGCACAAGGCTCATCATTGGAGGGAACTCGGAAGTTGGCTCCATTGGCGTTGTGTATGTGCATTATGACCAGTCGGAAAAAGACAAAACAGCAGGCGTGCATCGCACTGTTTTGACTGCTGGAAAATACAAGCGGATTGCGGCCGACAATGCTCCTCTTTCCCGCGAGGGAGAACATTACGTGCAGGAGCAGCTGGATACCTATTATTCGCTTTTTGTGGATGCCGTGGCCGAAGGCCGTGGCGTGAGTACGGAAAAGGTCCTCACGGACATGGCCGAAGGTCGCACCTTTATTGGCGAGCAGGCCCTCAAGGCTGGCCTTGTGGACGAAATCGGAAACCTTGAAAGCGCTCTGGCACAGGCCAGAGGCGAAAGGAGGGAGAGCAGTATGCCCAAGAGCGATACGGCCCCGAAGGCCAGCACCGCCCCGACTCCCATGACCGCCGAAGCCCTGACTGCACAGTACCCTGATGCGGTTGCAGCTGTTCAGGCTTCTGCTGTTGCGGCAGAGCGTGAGCGCGTCATGGAAATTTATGAAACCGAAGCCTCTCCGGAGCTGACGGCGACGGCACTTCGCGATGGAACTGATGCGAAAGACTTCATGCGCATGGCCCTCAGGGCACAGAAGACGGAACAGCATGAAGCCGAGGCCAGCCTTGCTGCAAGCCTTGATGCCAGTGCCGGACAGGACGGCAAGGAAAAGGATTCGGAAACGCGTCCGGGATTCATGGAGGTAGCCCGGGATTATGCCCGGCAGCATGACTGCAGCATGACCCGTGCACTGAATGCCGTGGCCCGGCAGAACCCAAAGCTTCACAAAGATTTTCTTCACTCTCTGGAGGGACAACATGGCGACGTATAACGAGGGAATCCGCGCTTTTGCAGCGGAGACAGATCTTTCGCAGGCTCGCCGCATTCAGCTTTTGCCTTCTGGAGAGGCTGCATATGCGGGAGCTGGCGAACTTGGCGAAGGCCTGAGCATGTACGGCGTCAAGGCTGGTGACAGTGTCGCTGTGCGGCTGTTTGGATCCGGGACTGAAATGGCAACTGCCGCAGGACCCTTTGCCCTTGGAGAACGGCTTTTTGCTGCTCCTGATGGCAAGGTTCAGGGACTGCCTGCCGAGGCTGGAGAATACCTGTGCGTGGGCAAGGCCGTTGAGGCTGCAAACGCAGATGGTGACATCGTGGAAATTTATCCGCACCCCGGACTGCTCGGGGCAACTGAGACTGTGCCCGGGTCCGGGGCATAAGGAGAGTCGTTTATGAAACCGGCAGAACAGAGCTATGTAGCCCGGCCAGACCTTGGCGCCATCGTGTCGGAAGTCCAGACCAATGCTCCCACGATGGGATTCATTGCCAGCCGGGTCTATCCGTATTTTCACGTGGCTGCCCAGAGTGCTGATTACCCGGTGCTTCCGGCAAAGGCTGCGTTCAACGTGCATGAGACCCGCCGTGCTTCTGGTGGCAAGTACCAGCGCGTGAGCGAAGAGTTTGAGTTTGGGCATTACAAGACCACGGAAAATGGTCTTGAGTACCCGATGGATGACCGCTTTTCCAACATGTATGGCGGGCTGTTCCCGTATGAGACTTCTGTCTCCACGCTGCTCATGGGCAAGATTTTGCGCGCCCGGGAAGCCCGCGTGGCCAGCAAGGTGTTCAACACCAAAAACTACGCAAGTTCCGACGCCCTCAAGCCGTGGGTGGAAGACAAGTCTGCAGATATTCGCAAGGACGTGAATGATCGTCGCGAAGCACTGCGCCGTCGGGGAATCGTTGCGAACCTGCTGATTGTGAACTGGTCCGTTTTCCTTGGCATGTGCCAGAACACGGCCGTGATTGAAGCCGTTCGGGACATCTTCCCGGATGCAGCCAAGAGCGGGACTGTGAACCTCCGGCATCTTGAGACCTATCTGGACATGAATATTGCCGTGGCTGGGGCGCTCCAGAATACGGCAAAGAAGTCCAAGGCTCCTGACCTCGTGGACATCTGGAGCGATGATTTTGCAATGGTGGCCCGCGTTGCCGAAAGCGCCGACAGCGACATTCTGGAACCCTGCATTGGTCGGACTATCTGCTGGAATGAAGGCGCGGCGGAAGATGTCATCGTGGAAGAGTACCGCGAAGACAGCTCGCGGTCGGCCATTCTCCGTGTTCGTGACGACTCGGCAGAGCACATGCTGAGCTCCCGGGATGAGGACGATGAACTCCTTTCTGCCATTAGCCGTGGATGCGGCGAGCTCATCAAAATTGCGTCGAAAGCCTAAGTGGACTCCTGCCCCTGCCTCCGGTCTGGTTCTGCACCCTTGCCGGACCGGAGGCCCCTTTCACCTCCAGCATCTTGGAGCGCCAGCATGCAGTTTACACCACTAGAACTTTTCCTTGGTGGAATCATCCTGACCTTTCTTTCCGGGCTCGGGGTGAGGATCTGCATGAGCCGGAAGTTTGTCACCCGGGAAGAGTTTTGCCGGCTGGAAAACACCATGAACGTCTTTCTGCCGATGGTTCGAGCCCTGATCGTCTACAGCAAGGAAATTCCGCAGAAAGACAAGCAGGAACTCCTCAATGGGAGAAAGCCATGAATTTTTTTGAAAAAAGTGAACTGGCGTGCCCGTGCTGCGGGTTTGTCAATTTCCATCCTGAGACCCTCGCCAGACTTAACGATGCGCGTGATGTTTCCGGAATTCCTTTTGTGCTGAACAGCGCCTGCCGCTGCAGGGCTCACAACTCCGAGGTCGGGGGCGTCAGCAGCTCCTCGCATCTGGCGACAGAGCAGAAGTCGTGCAGGGCTGTCGACATCCGGGCCAGCGAGAGCCGCCAGCGTTTTTTGATTCTTGCCGGGCTCATTGCTGCCGGTTTTACGCGTATCGGCATTGGCAAGACGTTCATTCATGCCGACGACGATCCCGACAAGGATCCTCGCGTGGTCTGGCTCTATTAGGAGGGCGCTATGGACTGGAAGGACATCGGAGAAAAAATCGTTGGCATGGGGCTGCCCCTGCTTGGAACCGCCATTGCCGGGCCCGCCGGCGGAGCAGTCGGGAGTCTGGTGGCGAATGTTCTGGGCGTCAGGGAGCCAACTCCCGAGAAAATTATGGGGCGACTTGATTCTGAAAGTGAAAAGGCTCGCCTCGCGCTGGAAAGCCTGCAGGCCCAGCACCGCTTTGAGCTTGAAAGCCTGAGTCTCCAGTGTGCAACCCGCGAGATTCAGGCTGTGAACATGACCATGCAGGCTGAATCGAAATCCGAGGATCCCTGGTCCCGGCGCTGGCGTCCGTTCTGGGGTTTCTGTTCTGCTGTGGCATGGACCGTCATGGCCTTTGGCATTGCGTGGGACATTGCAACGGGCAAAGGCGGTGAAGTTATTGGTGCACTGGCACATGTCCCTGAAAGCTACTGGCTCATTCCGCTGACCATTCTTGGTGTCGCCAGCTATCACCGTGGCAAAAAGCAGCGCATTGAAGCTGGCGAAAGCCTTGTGTCAAAGGGGGGAGGTTCGCTCATGGAGCGCATTCGCCAGACTTTGGGGGGATCGGCATGAACGGGCTTCAGTCAGTGGTGGACAGTGTATTTGCCCTGCGTGCGTATCCTGCGCGGTTTTTGTCCCGTACGGGAAAAGAACCGCGTGAGCTGGCAGTTGTCCTTGAGCATGGTGGCCGCGACAAGGATGGGGGTGAAATGGTCCTGCGGATCCGTCGTTCTGAACTCCCTGATGAACCGGAGATTGGTTCTGTTTTTGAATGCGCAGGCAGAACCTTTCACGTCCGGGGAGTGTTTCCCGCTCCCCAGACCACGTCTTTTGTCTGGGCTGTGAGCTGCTCCGACAACATGCGCACCTCGTGGCGATGAATATCCAGATTCAGAATATTGGGCCGGTTGTTGAGCGGCTCAAAAAGCGGTGTTCAACGATGCCCGGGGCCATTGACCGCGCAGCAGCCCGAACCGTGAACAAGGTTGCCAAAAGCACCCGGACAGAAGCCGGGCGGCTTATCCGTCAGGAGATTTCGCTCAAGGCCCGGGATGTGACAAAGGCTTTTACCATTCACCGGGGAACGCCTGCTCACCCTGTAGCCGTGCTTTCGGCTTCGGCAAAAAAGGGAGTGGGGCTTGATTATTATCCTGTTCGTCCCGGGGCCTCTTCACGTAAGCGACCAGCTAGGGGGATCACCGTGAAAATTAAAAAGCGGGAGCCATACAAGCGGGTTCAGGGGGCATTCTGGGGAACTGCAAAGAATGGACGGAGGATGCTGTTTAAGCGCAAGGGCGCAAAGCG